GTGAATAAAACCGTGTATGTCCCGAGCTGTTTTCAACCAATCTACAAAGAAGTAACCGTCAAAGTTCCCACCGGCAATACCAAGCGATTTTTAGGGTTTATTGATATAGAAGAAAAAATCCGTAAAAAAGAAGTCGTACAGGAAGGATGGTCTGATTGCCAAATTGATGGCGAAAAATTGAATGAAGATGTAGCCCGTGCAATTGATAAGCTTAACTCCGAGGGATTTGAAGTTATCACTATTACTGCAGTCACTTCCGGTATGTGGGGGTTTAAATATGATGCAGGTTCTATCACCAATGGTACTGGCAGAGGTGGATATGGTTACGGATATGGTTACTCTTATACCGAAGGTATGTTAATTACGGCAAAAAAACCCGAGGCTAACGAACAATGAGTATTTTCAGTAAAACATTGGGGGGACTAAATCCAAGCTATTATTTTAGGCATTTATTTTTTGGAGCTTTAATTTCAGCACTCTTCATTTCCATCACAATAAACAACCCTCACGGAATTAAGATTGAGAACATAATATTTTTTATTATCAATGCAATGTTGTACCCTTACGCAAGATTTGTATATGAGCAAATCATTGGGTTTATCATGGGTGAAAATATCTTTTTTATCAATACAATGGTGATGTTGACCGCTAAGGTCATCACGATGGTTTTATGCTGGATATTTTCTATCTTTATTGCGCCATTAGGACTGGTGTACCTTTATTTTCACCATTCAAAAGCAGAGAATGAAATTTAATAATGGAGGTTACATGTATAGAGATGCTGAGCTAACACATGTAGTAAGCGCAAATATTGAACACCACACGAACTTATGGAGTACTTTTCTATTTTGGGGAAGTATCCCAGTTGTATTTTTATCACAAGAAACCGGAAAAACGATGCTGACGGCAGCATTTGTATTGTTGGTAGTTAGGCTATTAAACAATAAATTAAGCATCGGGCGATGGTTAGGATAATAAACAGGTGCGCATAATCCAGTAGCGGTTTTCGCTAAATTCAGGTGTCTTATCCACGAAATACGGCTGGTATCGTTCTATCCAGTCGTTAGCGTCCCGCTCGCTGAAATACCAGTTACGCGCGTTAAGCTCACGGATGAAGTCTGCGGTGCGCAGGCATTTGTATCCCTTTGGGTTGAGTTGAACGGCCGCAACGAATGCGGCTTTGATTTCGTACTGGCGCGGCATGATCTGCACCTCTCAAAATGCACTGTATTTATACACAGTAGTTATTTTTGGGGTGCAGATCAATACCGCTTCGTTTGGCGGGAGCCAGAAATTAGCTGGTTTTCTATTGGCGAGAAATAGTTAGATGGGAGAAATTTTTTTCATGGCTAAGCCAGGCACATCATGATCCTGACTGGAGGGTATTCAGTTTCATTTCCAGCTCATCAATGCGGGACATAAGCGCAAGAATGGCCTCATGATGCAACGCGGCAGCAACACCAGTAGTGTCAACAGATAAAATATTCTCAACAACAGTTCCGTCAGTTAATGTCCTGTCTATTCCACTTTCAAAAACACTACCAGGGAAAACATTCCTCACTTCCTGAGCGATAAAGCCCAGTCCACCTGCATACCCATCTAAACGATCCCATGAAACGCCGCGAAATTGCGTCATTTTACCTAGTGGATCTTCTATGCGATTAATATTGGTTTTAATACGCTCATCCGAGTTGTTTACCCACTGCCCCGGTGCAGTTGCAGATCCGCTGCTGCTAAACGAATAATTTGCTGACTGAATAAGATTTCCGCCTGAACCATACAACTGAGAGTTAAGATTTAAAGTGGCGCTTGCGTTTCCCCATACGTAGCTAGCATTCATAGCGGAAACTACACGATCAACTCCAGCAATATTATGAATAGAAAAAAGGTATTGACCAGAAATCCCTGTTCCGACTGATGGTTCAGATGATGCTCTTTTCCTTGCATATATATCGCCGACGAGATCAATACTTGATGTTATCTGCCCGCCAGTTTTACCAGCCACTGTATTGAGGCGCGAATCATTGCCCTGGCAGAAAGTGTCTGCGGCCGTACCAAAAGGACTGTTTGAGCCTGTGCCGCCCTGTGTTTTGGATAGCGGCGTAGTTAACCCGGCCAGGCTGGTGATGTCGCTGTTCGCGCCCTTAGCGGCTTTATTGCCGACATCAGTGGACAGACTGTTAAGGGACGCGGTTATCCCACCCCATGCAGGGCCAGTAAAGGTACTCTGGTCCGGCAATTTAACTGTGATTGCGCCGCTGCCGGTGAAAAGCTGCTGCCAGTTCTGCTTGTCGTAGTTCAGGCCGCGCAGGGCTTCTGTGTTCTGTACAACCACCGCGGCGGAAACAAGGTTCATTGCCACGCGCGGCACGGCATACCAGCCCGCCCCTGCCTGCGTTGGCCCGGTAAAATTGCTGACCAGGGTCAGCGATGTGGCACTGTCCACTGTTTTAACCGGCAGCGTGTAGGGAATGCCGCCGACGGTCGCAACAATAAAATCACCGGCAGCCAGGTCTGTCGTGAATGCCGTTCCGCTGCCACTCACTACGGCAGAGTTACTGGTAAGGGTTATGGTTCCTGCTGACATATGGACTCCGGACAATAAAAAAAACCGGCGCAGTGGCCGGGTACCGTTAATACATTGACGGGATACAGGGAATGGCAATCGATGTCAGCCGCTGCCCGGTGACAGAATATTGATCTGTCCATCTTGCTGTGGTTTTCCCGCGCCCGCACCGGACACTGTTTCCGCTGCGGATAAGGCCTGCCCACTTCAGAAAATCCCATCCCCCTGACGTTCTGCTGTCATAACCGTACCGGCCAAGCATAATCATGCTGTCGCCAATATCGGTCCAGTTCCATGACGGCGTGAATGTGGCGTTACGGTAAACAAATGGCCGCTTCGTTGTTGAAAAGACGCAGGTGCTGTTTTTAAAAATATTCAGCCCGGGTCCGGGAACGGGATTCACGCCGGACGCAAAAATAGCGATCTGCATCGTCACCGTGGCGGCAATATCGTCGGCGTCCCTTTCCTGGTACGCCGTAACAGTCTGTCCGTCAAAATCTATGGTGACACCGTCTGCGCTCCATTTCGCAAACACAAGATACTGATCGCGCGAGACACCGGTTGTTGGTGTGGACCAGCTCCCGGTAAAAGTGACGGTACCGCGCCAGATGCAGGCTCCCACCATGCTGGCATCGGTGATCGAGAGAAAGTCGGTGCTGTCCTGAATTAAAAGCCCCGCCCCCTGGGAGGCAGGCAGAATTTGCCAGACGGCAGAATTGAAAGACCGGAGCCTGCCCCAGTTGTCACTCCACCAGGTATTCAGCGTGATGGTGCTGCCGGAAACCGAATATCCCGACAGCATGCCGATGGTCGGGATAAGGTTTGTCTCCCGGTACATCATAAAAACGGTGTTACGCGGCATCAGCACCACCTGGCTTCCGGAAACGTAGTTCGGGATCTGGTACTGATTCACGTCCCATTGTTCAGGGATCACCATGCCAAAAGAAGGACAGCGAAGCCCGGCGGTAATTTCCATGCGCGGGCCGCCGTCGTTGAGATCGATAAGTAAACCCTGCGGCATAATTACCATTTCCCCAGACGAATCATACCGCCGCCACTCAGGTTAACGGTCACGCCGTTATCATCGAGCACCACGGTGTTGTTTGTGCCGTTGAAAGAGAACTGTCCGCTGGTCGCGTATACCCTTCCGTGAAATTCCGCATCACCAGATTTGCCCAGTTTCCAGCCGCTGACACCCGCCACATAATTTGAGGACTGTAGCGTGTCGGTGATTTTGGCGAAGTCTATCGACGCATCCTGAATCAGAACACTGCGAATAAACACCTGGCCGTTATAGACAAAAAAGGCCGCCTGCCAGTTGCCGGGGTTATTCCCGGAATACACCCCGAACTGATCGGCGGCGACAACGACCGTGGATTTGTAGGCGCTGCCGTCCGGCTCTATCGACATGCCGAATCCGGCGCTGTATTTCACGCCATTGCGGACAATGCCAAGGTTAGTCACGTAGGAGGCTTTCGCGGTCCCGTCGATGTTAACTTCAGCGGTCATCTTCTGATTAACCGCCGCAACGAGGCTCCCGTCCGGTCCGATCTGCGCCTGGACATAATCGGACAGGGCAGCATAGGCACCATTCAGATCGGCAACGGTCTCCCTCACGGTGAGCACGTCAGCCCTGACCTCGCCAAACTGCTGAAACTGGTGCTCAACGGCGCCGTGGGCGGCCAGCGCATTCTGCATGATCCCTTCAAGGTTGGTATCGACCCCCTCCTGGATATGCTCAAACGCGTCGGAATTCCGGATACCCTCATCGATGATGTCGATCAGGCTGCCGGTATCCATTGTGCATTCGGCTGCAACAGTCACAAAAGCAGAGGTACCGAAGGCGTTGATGGTACGGATATACCAGTAATAGGTATGCCCGACCTTTAATCCGTTACTCGTCCATGTGGTGCCGATACCGGCGCGCGTGGCACCATTTTCCACCGTCGCCTCACTGGCATCCGGCAGCGGAGTTTCACCGGACGTCCAGAAATCAAACTGAGTGGAAACGTTGACCAGTTCAGCCAGGCGCGGGATAAGCGTGATGGCAAAGAAACCCTGTTCAACATCCACGCGTGACGGCGGCGGCGGTGCCTGAATATTAAATTCAAGGTACGCTTCCGGCGACTGCGCGCCCATCTGGTTAACGGCAATCACATGCGCGGTGTAGGTGTTTCGCGGCAGGCCTGTCAGCCGGGTAAATGAACCGGGTACCTGCACGGAAAGCACCATCGTCCCGCCCTGCCGGATAATCACTTTGTTATAGGCAAACTGCCCGATGTTCTGCCAGGACAGCACGCCCTGCACCACCTGCCCGATTTCCTCGACCGTATATTGCAGGTTTTGCGGCTGCGCCACGCCGCCGACAGGGAGCTGTGTGAAGGGCGGCCGTTCGATGGGTTTGCCAACAGCGTCACTCCACACATCTGCGGTTTCCTGCTTGAGCGTGAGCTGAACACCATTATTGAGACCGAATTTCCAGTCCGTCTCGCGCATTTCCACATTGTTGATGCCGAGGGAAGGTAAATTAACTTTCACATACATGCCCGGCCGATAGCGGTACCCGCTCAGGTTAAGCGGGATATTCATCGTGCGGGAAATACGGGTACGCTTCAGCCTGATATCGGCCAGGCGCTGGGCCTGAAATTCGGACGTGACAAAGCGCAGGGACATATCCTGCGATATTTCCACACCGTCTTCCGCCACCCATTCAGCCACTGACACCGACGGGAAATCGACCTCAGAATAGCCCTGCAGCGGATCGATGAAAGTACCTTTGATGGTATTCACCCGATCTGCCTGCGCGACCTCCGGCATGATTTCAATATCACCGGCAATCTGATCCTCAGTGATAACCTCCGTCGCCGGGCCGTAATAGGCACCTACCAGAATGCCATGCTTCCCGGCTGTGTAGGTGGGCTCACCGGCGCAACAGGCCAGCATGGCTTCGAGGATGCTGGCTTTATTCTCGCTGAGATCAAATTCACCGTTGAGCGTGTAACGCTTTTCCGATGTGCTGTCGCCGTTGATAACGACTTCATCGGAGATATTTGCGGCTTCCTGAAACTGATCCCAGTTGATTTCAGCGTCAGCCACTTTGAGGTAATTGCGGTAATAATCGAGAATGCACAGCGCGGCATTATTGCTGTAAACAGTCTGCCCGGTACGCGGGTCATAGACCTTCCGCCCCAGCTTTTCGACCTTGATATTGGGTATCCCGGCCGGGAATTTTTCGGCATTGAATTTCATGGAGATACGCAACCACGAAATGCCCTTGCCGATCATGTCCGGTTTCCATGACGGGCAGTTAGCCAGCATAAACGGGTCGGCAGTCTGGCGATCAATATGCACTTCATAGCTGACGCTGTCGCCGAATGTGCCGATATCGTCATCAGAGAGATAGATCGCACCGATGCCTGAAACAGGATGCCCGGCCAGCGTAATCGCCATATGCAGCCATTCGCCATCGGTCTGCTCACCGGCCTGCTCTTCGGAAAAGAAAAGCGTACCGGCGGACATAGTACGGCCATAGATAACGGTCTTTGGGCTGGCGGCGGCACGCAGTACCTGTTTGCGCTCGGACGTATCACGGTAGGCATCCAGCGAAGGCTTCTTTGTCATCAGCTGGGTTGCCACCTGGGCGGCCACCGTGATGGCAATAGCAATGGCATAAGCGCCCTGTGACGCCGCAACGCCTGCGGCAATGGTTGCAACGATCGGGATCGCAGCGGGCATTATCGCACCCTCCATACACTTAATGGCTTCACGCGCAGGCTGACAAGACCGGTATTCCCCGGCACCCACACCAGGCCGGAATAAACGACGCCGGTGCACCGCGTGCCGTTGTTCTCCACGATGGCAATATCCCCGCGCTGGGCCAGTTTCACCGGGACCTCATCAAGGTATTTCGCGAGGATCTTTTCGAGCGAACCGCCACCCCGTAACAGCGCTTTTTTCGCGCCCGTTTCGCTGTCATAAGTCCCGCGCCAGCCGGTGGCAAACTTTTCCCCGGTCATGGCTTCAGCACAGTCCGCCGCAAACAGGCAGCAGTCATGCTGGCCCCATAAAAAAGGCCGCTCTTCAGCGGCCTTCATCACGGCAATTAATCTGTTATGCCAGTCCGGATGCTTCATGCTTCCTCACGAATAAGTAAAACCGGGGGCATCTTTCTTGCTTCCCCAGTAGATTGAACGCTCGGCCATTTGTGCCACGTAGCGAAAGATGCGATCGCCGGGCTGCGCGGCCTGGTGGGATTCATCGGTATAGCGATCGGGGAAAGGCCGCTGCCAGTCCTCAAAGATATTGCTGACTGTATATTGCAGGGCATTCGTTCCCCCGGCGGTCGCGCCGGTGCTGGACACTTTTCCCTGAAAGATCAGATCCGCCGCGCGCACCACGCCGCCATCATCCATCACAACCAGGTAAATATTTGCCTGACGCCCCACACAGCGCTCATTCAGCGTGGTGGCGAAAAGGGAAAGATCCAGGCCTGAAAGCGTCAGTTTCAGTTGCGACGGGCTTGTCGAGTTGGTTTCACCCACATCATCAACCGCGCCCATCTTACCCATGCCGTAATAAACAAAGCCGTTAAGCACAATCTGGCCGGTGCCGGAATGCACATAGATGGTACCGGATTCAAACTGAATATTGGCGGCGATCAGCGCCGTCACCCTGTCGCGTGACAGCCAGTCAACCATCGCATCAGAAAACGGGGAATAGAGCATTAAAACGCCTCCTCAAACTCAAGGGTGTAACTGGTAAAGCCGCCGGGAATACGGCTGCCCGTCCCCTGCTGGTTATCTTTCAGCTTGAAAATACCGTACGGGTTTGCCACCTCGATCGTGCTGTTCGCCGGGGGCGAGCTGCGCAGCATCGGCGCGACGGGGATGATGGCGGTCCCGTTTGCCGCGCTGGTCACATCGTCCGTGACCATTTTCAGCTCATCGTTAACGGTGATGTAATCCCCGGCACGCAACACAAGCACACCCGCAGTCCAGCCTTTACTGTGCAACTCCGTGCCGGTCTGGTCTGCATCCGCCACCAGGGGGCTACCGGCAGGGACTCTTCCAGGGCGGCCCCAGTCGCGGATTTTCACCCGGCCATACTCACCGTCGAGCGAAGCGATAAGCGCATCAACGCGCCGCGATTTCTCATCGGTCAGATTGGTCAGTGTCAGGGAGCATACCCAGCGGGTGCCGGGAAAGCGGACGGTCTGGGAGGCACCGTTGAAAGGGGATCGAAATGTTTTTGTGTTACTCTCCGGCCGCCATGTCAGCGCCGCCGGACAGACATCAGCAGGCCATTCAACAGCCATAATCACTCCTTACTATACATTCAGCAGGCGGCGCGCCTGGCCGCGGGTCTGGAAGTCCTGAAGCAGTTCCTGCCTTGCCTGTTTCGCGCCATCCTGCGCACCCTGGCGGGCAGCCTCCTGCATCGCCTGCTTAAGCGCCGCATCGCCATTTCCTGAAACGGTTAAATGTTGATGAATGACCGTGCTGCCACTTCCGGAAGGCTGGTTTCTGGTATCCACCATACGGACACCCAGCGATCCGTTTGAGGCGCGGGTGAGTGGCATGATGGCTTCCGGGCCAGCTTCTCCCATCAGCCCGGCGCCATTAGCAAAAGCAAAATAAGTGGGTGTACTGACAATGCTGTTGCTGTACTCGCTGAGATTAGCGGATTCGTACACGCCGCCTCTGGCGTTGGGGGTAAAAGATGGCACGGCGAAAGACTGACCTGCCCCCGAAGAACCGGAACTTCCCCCACCAAACAAGCCGCCAAACATCCCGCCCAGAGATGAGAAAATACCGCCGGAACCGGATGCCGATTTCAGGCTGTCCACCAGCATGGCGTTAAGGAGAATTTTTTGCATGGACTGGAGCACACTGGAGGCCCAGTTATCCCAGTCCACTTTGTTGCCCGCCAGCGCATCGGAGATATTTCCGATCAGACCCGTCATCGAGTTATTCACCAGATCAGCAGTCTGTGTTGCGGTTGCCGAAGCATCCTCCATCCAGTTGTTGATCCCTTTGCTGAACCCGCTGCGCCAGTCCGCTTCGGATTCGGCAATCGCCTTATATTTGTTATCCAGCTCAGTCAGCGCCGCGCTGCGGGCTGCAATAGCCTGAGCACCGCCGTCCGTTCTGGAAAAGACACGCTCAACCTGCTGGGTTTCCTCATAGCGTTGCTTCTGACGATCGCTCATGCCAGCGGTATCGGTCTGAAGCGCGGCATCGTCACGAAATTTGCGCGCGGCTTCGTTCAGATCTTTCAGCGCATCAGCCTGATCACGCAATTTTTTAACGTGATCGTCAGCCAGTTGCGTCAGCCTGGCAAGCTCAGCGGACTGGGCCTGAATGGCTTTACGCTGCTCGTCTGTCCATTTCGCACCGGTCTGGTTAGCCGCCGCATAAAGTTCAGCGGCCTGCTCACCTTCAGTAGCGCGGACTTTTTGTACCTCAATGGCAACACTTAAATCCGCCAGTTTTCGGCTGTACTGCTCAGCCTGCGCAGCCGCTTCCCTCTCTGCTTTGTTTTGCGCGTTGGTGGCAGCGGTGGCATCTTTCTTCGCCTGCGCCGCTGCCGCATCTTTTTTCGCTGCCTGATCCTTGTTGTAGATGTAGGTCGTGTACAGCGCGCCGGTAAGCTTGAGATCCTCCGCCTCATACACATACTGCTGATGAAGTTTCGCCAGTCCATCCAGACTCGCCAGCACATTATCCCGCCGCGACTTTTCCAGGGCTGTCTGTTGCTGCGGTGTGGCGCTGGCGGTCGATACTACCGGCCCGGCATACTGTGGTGGCGAGGCGCCAGCCGTGGCCGACATTGACCGGTTAAGAAGGTCATATGCACCTTTCAGAATGGAAACGGCACCAGCCTGTTCAACAGCTTTTTGCGTTGCCAGATCGCTGGCCTGGTTCACCAGCTTCTGGGTGGCTTCAACTTTTGATGCAGCCTGCTCGCGTTCATATTCAAGCTTATTCAGTTGCCCGGTCAGCTCGATATTTTTGGCGGTAATGTCTGCCTGATCCATGAACGTATTCAGATACGTCATACGCGGAGATTTATTGTAACTCTCCTGGATAGTAGCCAGAGCAGACTGACTGTCTTTAACCTTTCTGATCTGCTCATCAAGATCGGCCAGATCTTTCTTCTGCGCCGCCAGTGAGGCGCTGGCATCAACGGCTGTAGAGCGCAGCCCGGCGACAGACATTTTCTGAAGCTTGCCGTTGATATCATCAAGGTTATCGGCGAACGCAACAGCCTCTTTGTGCACCTGTTGGGTATGCTCGTACAGACCATACATCGCCGCACCAGCGCCGATGATAAGGCCCGGCCAGCCGCCAAGGATCCCCAGCACGCCTGAGCCAAGGCGGGACATGAGCGATGCGCTGTTGGTGAGGTTGTTAACGGCACTGCTGCGGGCTGAGATGGCATTGTTAAGCCCGGACTGCGCAGCAATCAGGTTGCGTTCGGCGACAATCTGCGCCTCAATGGAAACCGCTGCAGCCTTTGCCTGCTGGGCACGATAAACCGCCTGACGCGCGGCGGCGACACTGACCTGCGCACCGCGAACCTGAGCCTGAGCCAGCGCCACTTCTGCGGCGGTGTTTTGCACTATCTCCGTTGTCGCACTGGCGACACTGCCGACCATATTGCCGAAGAAACGCGCGAGACCGATTCCAACCAGTACACCAGCAGTATTGGCAACGGTATCGATATTTTTAGCCAGCCCGTCGAGGATGCCGGAAAGCGTGGAGGATGCACCGACCGCGTTATTTGCCCCACCAACCCACGCCATAAAGGCGTTTTCAACCTTCTGTGCAGAACCGCTGATACTGGCTGGCAGGGTGTCAAATTCCTTGCGCAGCAACTCAACGTTGGTCAGCAGCGGCATGATTTTTTCGGTGGTCAGTTCACCGTTATTAGCCATATTGCGCAGACCGCCGACGGTCGTACCCAGCCCGTCAGCAAGTAACTTCGCCAGACGCCCGCCGCTCTCCATGATGGCGTTAAATTCTTCGCCGCGCAGTACGCCAGAGCCCAGCGCCTGGCTCAACTGGGTGATCACTGAACTGGCCTCTTCCGTGCTGGCACCGGACAATTTCAGTGAGGTGGCGACCGTCTCGGTCACTTTCGCCACGTCGGCAGAGGCATATCCGGCATCGCGCAGTGAAGCGGCGATGCGGGAATACAGGTTAGCGTTCGCCTCAAATGATGTGCCGGTGCGCTGGCTGATATCCATCAGAGTGCGCTGGGAGGTGGCAAAATCATCCGCGCCCGTGGAAGCAAGGCGCAGTCGTCCGTTTAGCTGGTTCCACGTATCGGCATAGTGAACCAGTTGCCCGGTGGCAAATGCACCCGCGAACGCGCCAGCGACACCCGTTGCGGAGGCTTTAATCGACGCCAGTTCATTATTCAGGGCAGCAATGGATCGCTGCGTGTCACGCGTGGCCGCCGCCGCTTTCTTGCCGCCGTTCTCCATCGTTTTGTAATAGTCCGCTCCCATGCGAGAGGCGCGGGCAATTTCGGACTGGAACGAACTGGAATTGGCTGAGATTTTAATGATGAGTTCGCGGAGTGTCGCCATTTATTTCACCCATAAAAAAACCCCGCATGCGCGGGGTTTTTGTCATTTTATTTATCAGAGGAGGCCAGCTTTTTTTCTGGCCTCTTCCAGATAATCTTCGTCTGATTTTGTGGTTACGGGGTTGTTTGTGGTCGATAAATCGCTTCCGCAGTGTTTACATTTTATTGCTTCACTTTTAATTAACTCTGCGCAAAACGGACACTTTTTCATTCCTTCATCAAGCTTTTCTTTTTCTTCAAATTCAATATCTTTTTTTATTACCAGTGAGTGCACAAAAGCGATAATAAAAAGCAGCGTTCCGTAAATCCACCATGCAAAAAAAGAACGCCCTTTACTCTGAGCTATCAACGCCGGAATAACCCCAATCACTGCTGCTAATAGAAAAAACTCCATAGCTAATTCCTTTTGTTTTTCATATGGCAAATATCCTAACAGCAGTAACATTTTCTATCAAAGATTCTCCATCCACTCTTCGAGATCGCTGATTCCCTCCGTTTCATCCTGCGATCCATATTTGAGGATCAGATCTTTGATCTCATATTTACCGCCCTGGGCGTTAAGAGTGGCCACGGCAATCTGCGCCGCTTGCGCATCGCCGCGCCAGTCACCAACTGGGCTGACGCGATCAAAGGCAATCCACATTTTCAGCTCACTGGCGGTAATGGTTTGGCGCAGTTCATGGAGCGTCCGCCCCATCCGGAGCGCCAGCGACATCAGAAAGAACGTCAGCGGATCTTTTACTTTTTTTCCGCATCTTCCTGCGTGATACCCAGTTCAAGCGCCTGGCGAAGCAGGCGGGCATGCACGGGTCCATAAATTTCAGCAACAGTGGCGCGATCACCTTCGCTGAATACGCGGGCGCCGGTTTCATCCAGCAGCACATCAAGGAAGAGGATCACATCAGCTTCCTTGTTGCGAATGAATTTCTCGGTTTCAGAAAGCGGATTTTTATCATCATCCGGCGTGGCGCCAAGGAACTCGCGGAAAGTCGCCCATGCCTCGCCAGATGGCTCGCGTAAGGTGACTTTTGCACCGCCCCATTCAGGAACGGTGACAGTTTTGGTGCGATAGCCAGATGCAGCCGCCAGCGCCAGATCACGCAAAGAGTTTTTCGGATTGCTCATTATTTTTTCTCAGAAAGGAAAGCAGGAAAGAGAAAGCGGCCGTAGCCGCTTTGGATCATGAACCCGGATTAGCAACGATACGTTTCGGCTTGCCGCGAACACGCAGGGAATAGGTTGCTCCCACCACGGCCGAAGTCGCGGCTGACCACGAACTCTGGCGTACTTCAACCAGAATATAAAAGCCATTTCCTGACGGGAAAATCACCCGCAACGCGCGTAATTCGTCGTTCTCATAAGCTGTCTGTAACGCCAGTTGCGCTTCTTCATCGCCAACCCAGTTACGGCTGATCGACATTTCCGCTGGCGCTGCGAGACCGTTCGTCTGCTCCTGCTCAAGCGAGCAAAGCGTGGTCACATCAATGTCGCCCTTCTGCCCGCCGGTATAAGTAATTTCCTTGGTGGCGCATTCCGCTACCAAAAAAGTTACGTCAACACCGGGGAAGCCGGAAGACTGGAAATCTTCGGCAGTCACAGGGGCATCAGAAATGCCAATCTGCGTGCCTTTTGTTGTTTCATATTTGCTGGTCATGTTTGCTCCAGGCATAAAAAAACCGCCTTCCGGCGGTCACGGATTTAAGGGATGGGGGTTACTGAAGGACATGGACTTCAAGCGTTGCCCGGCGCAGGCCGGTGTCCGGCTCGTAGCCGCCAGTTTTGCTCATCTGTGTGAACCCGAGCGACACAAGCGCGGCAATCACCTGCTCACGCAGCGCCCTGGCTTCGTCAACAGTACGGGAATATACATCGACCTGAAGCGCGCTGTTCTCTTCCGCCGGTCCGCAATACGTGTCGCCATAAACCTGATCCACAAGCGTGAAGGTGATCCACGGCGGTGCGACAGAGGGCGCCCCCTGCTCATTCAGCGGCACAACATCGGGATAAACCTGCCCGTCAGCCAGCGCGCCAATCAGCGCAAAAACATCAGATTCGGTCATTTTGACAGCGCCTCATCGATGGCCTGATTTGCCCGAGCAAAAGCCGCCATGGTCGCATCTTCCAGCCGGGCATCATAGGCAGGACGGATAAACGGGACCGGGGCAGAATGGGAAGTGCCCAGTTCGACAAAGCGCCAGTAGTACGCATTACGGGCATTGCTGGCCTTCATCGAATTATCGCTGTTGCCGGTGCGTGGATTGCGCCCACGCACATGCACGCCAGAGGTGATGTTGCCATTGCGGTCGCGCTGGGTGATTACTACGATGTTTTTCTTCAGTTTCCCGGTGCGTACCGGGGCGCGTTTCACCGCCTCATCTTTAAAAATGGTGGCTCCCGCGCGCGTGGCATCGCGCATCACCTTGCGATTTTCGGCTTTACTCAGCGCGGCCAGATCGTCAGCTATATCCAGCAGGCCGGAAAAATCCAGTTTTGTATCGATCATGGCTTCACCCCCTGCTTACAAAGAATTTCGAGTTGGGAGCCCTTCGAATCGGCAATCGGTGGCGCGGCCACATCAAGGACCTGGCCTTTATAGGGACCGGTCAGCACCTTCAGTTTTGATGCGGCAGTGATATCGGTACGGAAGCGAACCCATACACGGATCGTAGCCTCAGCTATTTCAGCACCACTGGCGACCAGTTCGCGACCGCTGATACCTTTAACCTCGGCATAAATATCGCTGCCATCCTGCCAGACAGTCTCTGGTTGCCCTGATGGGGTTCTGACAGAGGTAAAGTTCATAATGCGCACGCGCTGATTCAGTCTTCCCGCCTGCATATCACCTCCTACAAACCGTAAATGCGATGCGGCTGAAGCAGTGCTTCTGTTGCCAGCGGGATTTCTGAAGTGATATTGCCGATGTTGACCGCCTCGCGGTTTGCGTACCAGTGACCAATCAGCAACAACATCGCGGTGCGGATATCATCGTCGATCAACAGGCTATCGGGATCATCAGCAAAACCAGGCTCAGTATTGTCTTTATAAAGCTTACGGCGCGTCCAGGTTTCAACGTAGCGCGCCGCGGCGCCTGTAAAGATTTCAAGCAGGTCATCGTCGCCCGTAAAATCATCATCGATCCGGCAATGCTTTCGCACTACGGACAGTTCAATAAATTCCATAGACTCAACGCCTTAAAGAAAGACGGCCATCAGGCCGCCAGGTAACTTAGCTGCCGGATGCGCCAGTGAAAGTACCGAAGATGAAGCCTTCAGGACGCTTGACGGCCAGCGCCAGACGTTCTTCGCAGCGAATCGAGATCATGTTTTTCTCAAAGTCGTCGGCGTTTTCCGTGGAAATAACAACGTTCGCATCCTCACGATCAAAGATCTGCGCTGCCGTGCTGAACGCACCGCACAGGAACTTGTTACGGAATGCGGTTGCTTCCGTGGCAACCACCGGCATACCCCACAACGTCGGGCCTGTCAGCGCTGACGGGTTAGCCAGGATATAGCGGCCCAGGCTATCTTTGGTCAGTTCGATTTTCGCCCAGTCAATGAAGTGCAGCACATGACCGTCGCACGGTACACGGGCAAGCTGGACCTGAAGCATTGCCAGGCGCAAATCATCGATGCCGTTCTGCTGCTCAACATTAAATGCCGGGGTATATGCCGATGCCTGCGGGATAATGCCTTCCAGATGCGCGCCGGTACCATCACCGAAAAGAATTTCCTGCTCTTCGGCGTATTTCAGTCCATAGTTCATTTCCACATCGATCATTGACTGCAATGATGCAAAATCGTCCAGGATCTGCTTGGATGCTTTGAACAGATGGGCGATAGTGCGGACCGGCGTGATTTTTTCTTCAAACTGAATATCGCTGTACGGCTTGGCCGTATTTTCCGGGACAACCGCCGCGTTGTTGGTAAAGCCGGTCTGCTGCACCCAGTAAAGGGTATTGGATGCCGTGCGACCAGGGGCGATCAGATCACGGATAAACAGGCGCTGTTTGAGGCGATCCAGAATACCGATTTGACGATCAGGCGCGATGACCTGACCCGGCAAATCCGGTGTGGTCAGCGCGGCCTTAACCGGAACGCTGAGGCGCTTACCACCACCCACGCTGGCAGCAAAGGCTTTTAACGCTTCGGAAGAAATCACCTGTTTGCCGACGGTTTCTACCACGGTTTTGGCATTTGCCAGCGGCATCTGCGCAACCTGCTGCTCAAGTTCGCCAAGGGCGGCCTTCAGGGTCTTCTCTGCCTCCTGCAGGGCATGGAACTCGACAGCCATCTTATCGACTGTATCTTTGGTTTCGGCAGACAACTGACCGGTTTTCTTCGCCTCGGTCAGCGCCTCTTCTGCTTTGGCGTTGAATTTTCCTGTGGCCTCTTCAATGCTGGCAGTGACTTTTTTCAGAATATCGTTTACTTCAGACATAGCGGATCCTTATTTGACTAACGCAGCCAGGGCGTTTTCAAGAGATGAGATGGTTTCGGGTTTAATGTCGTCGGCAGCGCCCGGCGTACCGTCAGTGGTGGTGGCAGCGCCAGGCATGCCACCGGTTAAGGCTTTGATGAGTTTCCGGCGCTCAGCGCGCGGGGTGTTGGTTTTCGCCAGCAGGGCATCGAGTTTGCGCAGCGCCGCTGCGGGCGACTCGTCGTCGGTGGAAATTTCGTCGGCAGAAAGCAGGCTGTCGGCAAAACCTTTATCAACCGCCTCGCTGCCGCCGATATAGGTTTCGCCATCCATCATTGATTCAATATCAGCCGCCTTCATGCCGCTGCGCGCGGAGTAGATATCGGCCATCGCTTTATCAAAGGGTGCCATTTCGGTAGCGACTTTTTCCAGGTCGTGCCGGTTTCCCATCGCGACAACCCAGCAGTTGTGGATCATCAGGAAAGCGCCACGCCCGATTTGCACTTCGTCACCGGCCATCGCGATGATGGAGGCAGCAGAGGCCGCCAGGCCAAGCACCTTCACCGTGACCTTTCCTTCGTATTCACGAAGCAGGTTATAAATTGCCAGGCCTTCAAACATATCGCCGCCCGGGGAGTTGATATTGACGGTGACGTCAGCACCATTCATGGAGCGCAGCGCGCCAGCGATACGACTGGCAGAAACCCCGTCGCCCCAGAAGTCTTTCCCGATTACGTCAAAAATCGAGATGGTATTGTCATTGCTGCTGGCTGCACGGATGCCGCCGTTCCAGCGCTCCAGCGCAGAGGCCGGGAGATCCGGTTTTTCGCGCGCAAAAGGCCGCCCCTCCGGCGCTGCCGGAAGGCTTCTGATTGTCATGGGTTCTCCTAGGCCGCCTGTTTCAGCGGTGACTGTTCGAAAGGTATGTCAGGGAATACGTGGTTATGAAGACTGCGCAGCGCCATAGCCTGCGCGGCGGTGCTGTTCTGCTTCAGATCTTCCAGCGGCGTCAGGTTGAGCTGAACCGTATAGATATCGCCGCCTTCAATAGGCGGCATATTTTCCAGCCGGCGAACGTCATTTCGCGACATCCAGCCATTCTGCAACGCACTGGTGTAGTACGCCGCGCGACCGGCGCTGTCAGCGCGCAACAGGCCTTCAACACTGAACTCGGCAAAAACGTCCTCTTCACCACCAAGCAGGCACCGGGAAATCTCCTGCTCGATATTCACCAGCAGCGGGCGCAGCGTGTGGGTTAAAAATTGCAGGTTCATCCCTTCCAGGCTGGACGCCCAGCTACTTTGTTTGGTCGTGTGCCCGACCATAAACGGTGGAACGCGAAACCAGCGGCAGATCTCTTCAATGCTGAAGGATCGTGATTCAAGCATCTGGGCGGCTTCCGGGTTCATGGTGACGTTCTGATATTTCAGACCGCCCTCAAGGACCATGATTTTTCCCGCGTTTTTCGAGCCGGTAAAAGCCTGCATATAACCCCGCAGGCGCTCGCGCTGATCTTTATCGAGCGCCTGCTCAGCAGAAAGAAAACCTGAACTCTGTAGACCGTTTTCGAAAATCTTGGCGGCGGACTCTTCCACCGCCATCGCGGCACCAATAACATCACGCCCGGCCATCATCGGCATCATGCCGCAGACACCATCCAGACCGAAGCCACGGATATGCATCAGGTTCTTTTCCGGGATCACACGCTGCGTGCCGTTTTCGGTGTAGGTGTATTGCAGCCGCCCGGTATTCAGGCGTTTCACTACCATGTTCTGCGGAAGAAGCGGAACCAGCGAAACCAGTTTAGGGCCGATAAACAGTTTTTCGACGAAGGCGTTACCACGCAAACAAACGCTGGCCACCAGCATCAGCATGAATCGTGATGGCGTCATTTCAAGGTTCGGGCGGCGGCAAAGCACCTGATACACCGGGTTACTCTGCGCCAGTTTTCGCGATCCATCCGCCTGGCGCTCATAGATCTTAAGTGGCAGCGTTGATATGGATTCACTCAGCAGGCGCACGCAGGCCCAGACAGCCGAAAGCTGAATGGCTTTATCTGCCGTCACCACCTTGCCGCTACTGCTTGTTCCGTACCACTCCTGCCAGAATGTCCCGGTGGTAAGGCTGATGGGTACGCCCAACCAGTTGAGCAGAGCGCTTTTCACCCTGCCCGGCTGCTTATTTTTTTTCATCAGAAACCTACCATGATGGGATTTTCAAAGAAGCCGTTCAGATCCTGCCGTGTCTCCGGCAGCATAGCGCGGCCGATATCCATGATCAGAGCTGTGGCCCCGTCGATTTTGTTTTCGTTGTGCTCCTTGATCGGCCGCACCACATCATCGTTACCCGGCAGATGTTTACCCACCACGTTGGAAATACACCAGGTCAGGATCGGGTGGCCGTCGTGGTGGAATCGCCCCGCCTCGATCGCCGCCTCCAGCTCCTTCATCGGATCCGACATGTTGGTATAATTCTGGATAATGGTGATGGGGCTAAGCCCCTCATCGGCCAGATGGTGTGAAAGGTTGGTGGCACCATGAGGGTCAATGGCTGACTCCTCGACCGGGTTCTGCCGGTTTGCCGCTTTGGCCTCTTCCAGAATGACGCGGTAATCAATTTCAGCACCTTCCGTTATCTGGAGATGGCCGCTGTTAACCCATTTCTGGAAACGTTCTGCGGTGCGCTGCTGATCCGTATCGGTGCTGTAAACCGTGTCATAGGGCACCCAGAAGCGCGGCGCCACACAGTAGTAATGTCGTTTGCCGTCAATGTCTCTGGTGAAGATCCTCACCATGCTGTTCATATCCAGCTTACGCGCCAGGTCAAAAGCCAGGTAGCAGGGCTGTCCTTCGAACTGCTCAAGGGTGAGCGTTTCATCCTCGCAGTTGCGCCAGCTCACCAGGTTGAAATAGGCCGCACGGGCTGACACCCAGATATTCAGGTGTTTCGTTTTGAAAACGTTGGCCTGGCGGGCGTTGTTCATGGCTCTTTTCTGCTGGCTGAGCAGGAAATCGCTGTAGACCGACACCCCCATATTCGGGTTTGCCTTGCGCAGTACCGCAGGGTCTGTCCAGTCGTCACCTTCATCGACGGTGTAGATCACACCGAAAAGCTCATCGTTAGGCACCGTGCCGTTAAGCATCTCGATCACTTCGCGACGCTTGTCGTAGCATGGACCCTCAATGTTGTAGCCAGCGGTGGTGATGGCCCACATCAGCGGCTGACGACGGGCACCCATGCCGGTCAGCATGGTGGTGTACAGCGCGTCGGTGTCATGTTCGTGATACTCATCAACAATAGCGCAGCTTGGCGACGCGCCGTCTCCGGGGTTACCGATCAGTGGTTCAAAGCGGGCGCCATCCTCCGGCCTGTTCATATTTGAGGCATTCACCTCGACGCCAAACGCATCACACAGCGCCGGTGTACGTTTGCACATCAGCCGGGCCGGGCGGAATACCTCCCAGGCCTGCTTTTCAGTCGTGGCGCCGGAATACACCTCCGCGCCAAATTCGTCGTCACAGGTAAAGCAGTAAAGCGCCACCCCGGCCGAAATCGCTGATTTACCATTCTTACGGGGGATCTCTGTATAAACCTCACGGAAACGGCGCAGCTTAGTGCCTTTCATCACCCAGCCAAACGCTGAGCAGACGATAAAGAGTTGCCAGGGCTCCAGCGTTATCGGCATGCGTTTAAATGCCCATTCGCCCTTTGTATGCGGAAGAAGCTGGATAAACTTTGCGGCCTTTTCTGCCAGATCCTTATCAAAGCGGTAACGGAACTTCCGGGTTTTTTCTTTTGCCAGATCGTCAAGATGACGCTGACAGGCGTCGATGACATACCGGCACGCCGCCACCCTTCCCCGCACGATGTCGCGGGCGTACTGATTTGCGGCGTTCACGTTCGGGTAGGATTTACGGGTCATAAGTTTTTGAATGGGTTATCAGACTGTTTTTTATTTGCCCCGATAAGGCGCTGGCGGCTGCTCGGGTCGAGCCCCAGCATTCCGCCAAATGATGCCATCTGACGCATCGCCTCGTTGAGCACCGTCAGTGCCGGGTTCTTTATCGGGCCACCCATTGAGCCAGCCATTACAATGCCGTGCGACTGAATATGCTCCTGTGCCTGGCGGGAGTTCGAATAGGCGATGCAGAACATTTCGAGGTTATGCAGATCGGTGGCGCAAAGTACCTGTTGAGCGCAAAGCTCTTTCGCGACCATACGCCACATTGTCGCGGCGTTGTCGTCCAGCCACTCCGGCGGATCAACACCAGTGATCGGCGTGAATGAGGGTTCAGCTTTGTTAAGGGCGCGCTTACCCGGATTGCCCGCCAGCACCTTCCTTGAAACAGGCTTTGCCCGGCGCCCGGATCGCCCCGTCGCTCCAGCCATAGATGCTCCGGTTAATTTTTATATTTCGCGGGTGTGAAAATCTGACTGAGGCGGCGGTCCCCACAAGACACGGGCCTGAACTTTTTACCCGCCCTCCCCTGATGATGAGAATCGTTATCATTCACATCGATATAGTTTCAAATGCAACCATTTTGTTGATATCTAATCTCATTTGAATCTTTCACGACCAGTCTTCGAACGATGGCACGGCCAGCACAGGCTTTCGAGGTTTGACAGGTCGTCAGTCCCACCGTTGGCTTTGGCGATGATATGGTCAACTGTCTTTGCCGGTGCGATCAGTGCATTTCGTTTGCAGTTCTGGCACAGGTGTTTGTCACGCTTCAGAGCCTCCGCCCTGAGCACGTCCCACTTGCGACCATAGCCACGCTGGTGGCGGCTTTGCCCGCGCTGATGCTGTTGCCAGCCTTCGTTGCGGTGCTGCTCACAGTAACCCGATCTGTCCGTGGTGGTTCCGGCGCATCCGCGCTTGCGGCAGGCGCGCGGTATCGCTGCTGGCATTATGCAACCCTCCACGCCCGGCGCCGCTCCGTCCTCGCCTCACCATCAGGATGGCGCTCGACGGGTTCTCCATCGGCATGATCGACAAGCGACCAGCATGGATACACCACCGGCGCACCCCATGCGTCACCAAGCGCGAAGTCAGCAGGCTTGTTGCTGTCCCAGCGTGACAGCACCTTAGGCAGGTGCTGAGGTGGAACGCTGTAGCACACGCCATGAATGAGCTGTGGCAGTGTGATGAAGTCAGCGCGCGTTTTGTCGGCAGCAATCAGCCGCTCGGCTATCTGCGGCTGGTACTGCGGCGGGCGGCCCGTCCCCAGATAGAAGGAGCACAGGTCATCCGGAAAGCGCGCCAGCCAGTCAGCAACCTTATCAGTGAAGCCATGAGCGGGCAGCGCATCTTCTTCCAGCACAACCACACGGTATGGCTGCTGAGCAGCCCACGCCAGTGCGCGGCGGTGATTCCAGTTGGCGCCATGCTGACCTTCATCAATCAGCAGGTGAGCCTGCAAACATTCAGCCAGAAAAACAGCCGTGGCGCGGCGCAAGTGATGACCGACGACCACAAACTTTATTTGTGCTGCCACCATGCCACCTCTTTACCAATACCGTTTGTTTTGAACACCGTATGCACGGCCGGGCCGGTCACGATGCGATCACCAAAGCGTTTCGCCACTATGCCAAAGGCCAGCATATCGCCGACGGCTGCCGGTGCTTTCTCGGTCTTCCAGAAGCGCTGACATTCAAGCAGGTAGTACAGCCGCACGATGCCATGAGCAAAAGACATGACGTCTTCGCGCAGGCCGCCAAGCAGCCCGGCGTTAAGCATCACGTCATTGCGGTGCTGGTCGATGAAGTCCTGATAGATGCGCTCCTGATGATGCTCGCGCGCCCAGGCGTCAGCGTAGGTTTTCGGCTCGGAACCGACATAAACCATACCGGGCACCATATCCGCCCACGGTTCCCGCAGCATTTCGACATCGGTACCGTCAGTACACCAGACGAAGCGATAGTGCGGCTCTGCGCGCAAAAACTGCCAGATATGCAGCCAGCGCCTGAAATAAACGTTCATTGCCACTTCCGGCACGGGAACCAGGCTGACGCCCGGCGGCGTGGATGAAAGCTGGTCAGCCAGCACCACTGGTTCGGCACCCTTTATAGAAGCAGCCCACCGCGCCAGCAGCCCGTAATCTGCCGTCATACGCTCATTGCGCTGGGGGTCTGGCTGGCTGGTTAACAGCGTGGTGATCACCACATCATTCTGCTGGCGGTACTCTGCATAGCCGGTATAGCCGCTGTCGCGGCGCTCGTTGTGGATCTTAACGTTGCGCTTCACCTGCTCTTCACGATCAGGACGCGGTACCGAGCGTTCAACCTGCTCGTGCTCATCCAGCGAGTGAATGAGCCTCTCAGAACCGGCCACATCAGCAAACGCCCACGACGTCAGCCCGGCGTTGTGGATACGCAGAGCCAGATCAGAATGCTCATACATGCCGCGACCGTATACCGGATCAAAGCCGCCGACGCGCTCAATCACACTGCGATGATAGTAAAGCATCACGCCTCGCTGGCCGGTGTAGGCGATATGCTGATCGTCGCGATACAGCACCGCGATATCGTTGAGCTTGCGCGCACCAGCCAGATCGAGGAACTGATAAGCAAGATGAGGCTCAGGGGAGTCGATATAAGGCAACCACCAGCCATCAGCAACCGGCCATGCGTCATCGTCCCACAGGAAAATATGTTCGCACCCGTCATCCATCAGCGCGGTAAGGCTGGCATTTTTCGAAGCCACAATGCCAAGGGACTTATCGTGCCGGATCAGCTTAACGCCGTCTGGCACCGCTGCTGGTGGCTGTGAACCATCGTCAACGACAACCACCAGCGCACCAGAAGGAAGATGCCTGAGTTGATGTTCCAGCGCCTGACTCAGCACACCAGCGCGGTTATGTGTGGAAATGGCTATGCCGATACGGCTATTGCTTCCAGCGACGGCTGGTGCATATGGGACACCATCGATAATGACCTGCATATTTAAACCTGCCGCGAACCAGTATTTTTAACCGTTGCCTCAATCGCTGTTTTAAGTGCTTCAAGTTGCTCAAGGCATGGGGTTACATCAATGGCAATTTTTATAATTAATTCGCGCTCATTTTTTTTGGATGCGCCAAACCGCGTGTCAACCAGTAACTGACGGGCGTATGCAATCCCTGCCGGAGTAAGGAAGGTAAAATAATTAGCGCCTTTAAATTCCGTAGCGGTATGCCGTGTTTCGACAAAACCAAGCTCGCGCAATTCGCTTACGCCAGTCTTAGAGGGCAGATCGCCATCTTGCAGCGCGCCACGGAAGAAAAGTGCGTGAATAACATCGGTTGCTGCACCAGACAGGTTTACTTTTTGTGTAGACATGATCTTTATCCTTTTAGATGTGAGCCTGTCGCATGGGACAGCCGCCCGAGAAAACAGCTTTCCCCAGGCTCACGACTGAAAGACTCTCGATTGTTTAGCGCATGCGAAGCGCAATATAAGACCATCAATGGATAAGAAATGTGGAGCCATAACAAAAAGAAAAAACCGCCAGGAGGCGGTTTTATTAATCTCAATACTCTTCATTCAATATCTAGAGCAGATTGAATGGCGTCAGCAAGCACTTCGATTTTTTTAGCTGCGAAGTCAAGATCGTTTTCAACCTTATCACTACGAACACATGCTGTAGTTGCTCTTGCTGATTCTTTTGCTACTTCGAGCGCCGCCTGTACTGCAATCAGACGTTTCCACTGACTCTCGGTCATTTGACCATTATATGCATAATATTTTTCAAGCATTTCACTCTCCTTTTATCCACAGCCAATCTGTGGATAAAAGGATCTTGGGACTAGACTTATTAATTCAATCATTTGTTCCATATCAAAATTAATAAATGGATATAGTTCACATTATTGTCATTGAGTTTTTTCTGCTTTCATTTGCCGCTGTTGCTCAATATTTCGAATACCGGCAAAGTCGTTGTTACCCTGCTCAATGGTTGCCAGCAGCGGCCTAATCCACAACACCGCCTGGCAATATGTCAGCCCGCTGGTGGTAGCGGCACCACCATCGGCTGCGTCAGGCTGGACGGAATCGGCGTGCATTGAGCTGGCACGTAGACGGTTCGCGTATTCGAGCAACCCGTCAGCGATATAAGCAGGAACAGGCAGATCACAGGTTTTCTCACGGCGAAGAATCTCCCGGTATTCAATAACGGTTTTTTCGGCATCACTGGCGACCACGGCATTGGCGCTGGCTGCCAGCTGCGCCACCTGGTTAAACCGGTTCACGTTGAATGCCTGCGTGGCAATCACCTGCCCCTGCAGCGCGTTGTCACTCTTCAGCACGCGGTTATCGCTCTCGGCGGTGGACAGGTCAGCTTTTGCAAATGCAAGCAGCGCTGCCAGAACAGCAATAATGACTACCGTCGCAATTGATGCAATAGTAGTTATGCGGTTCATCACGACAGGAACAGAGCGCGCTCTGCCTCGCGGCGACGGATAAGACCAGCCAGCACCTGCCCGCCCGCTTTGTTCCAGCGCGGGAACTCATCGGCAGCGCCGCGGTAATCGCCTGCATTTAGCCTCTTCAGCAGCGTAGAAGTGGAAAGCGAGCGCACACCGAGGTTGTAGGCAAAGGAAACCAGCGCATCGAACTGGCCCTGCGTCAGTTTCACTTTCACCAGCTTCGATACGTCGCTTTCATAGCCGACAAGCCCGGTTTTAAGCATGCGCTCAGCGGTTTCCGGCTTGATAACCATGCCTTTAGTAATAGGTTTGCCGTCAACCGGTTGTGTCCAGCCGTAGCCAATCGTCAACACGCCGACGCTGTCCTGATATGCCTCAAGCCGCAGACCTTCAAACTGCTTAATTAACGCGATCCCTTTATTGCTGATTTGCATCATCCACCCCTGCTTTTCTGGCGGCGAAGCGTTTGATAAAGCCACCGATAAAATCCGTCCCAACGTAACCAATAAACACACTGGCGATGTATGACAGGTTTTTAGCCAGACCGAAGAAATCCAGCAGGTCACGGGCAAACCAGGCTATCATCGCGCACATGGTGGCATCGATAAGCGTTTTAACAATCGGGCCGCCGTTATAGCGCCCCCGCAGATACGCCATAGCAAACGCCAGCATTGCGCCAATCCCCTGCTCTTTTGCAGCCAGCAGAGCAGCAATGAAATCTTGTTTGTAGGGCATTTTCATAGTCTCTCACCTCGCTATTTGCGAAGGCTGTGTGATGGGAAATAGGATAAAAAAAGGCCTGCTCGGATGAACAGGCCAAAAAAGCAATAATAAATTTACAGGATGTGGTGCCGGGTTCCTCCCGGTGAGTCTTTGGCCAGCCACCATGACCCGCGCAGGGTATGCTTCTGTCGTGAAACACGAAGATTGCTGTTTACGCCCCACCGCACAGGGGGATTCACCACAGCAACAATGTAAAATTACCAGTGCCACTTCGTCAACGGACGACACTCTGTCATAGGTCATCAGACAACAATGACCTTTTGCACAGTGTTATTTTTTAGTTTTACGGGGCCAGTACTGGCAGACCGCCAGCATGATGATGAATATCACCAGCAGAGTAAGATCCATCCGCACGCCAGTAATCAGCCAGGCGGTTATAATACAAAGTACTATTTTGGCCGGGACACAATTAAGAAAGGTGGGCTTATGAGTTCGACACTTGAGCAACAGATTAACCATTTGACTGCTGAGATAAAAAAACTTAAAGAAGCGCAGCACGTTGCAGAAAAAAACGTCGTTAACCTTGTTGCTCGCTCTGAATTCACATTTGCACTTATTTCCGCACTGATAGTGAAGGGAACTCTTGAGCGAGATGAAGCAATCAACTTCATAAAACGTGCTCCAGTGGAAATCTCTGGCTTCTCTGATAATGTCGAACAGGCCAGAACTGCGTTAATTCAGATACTGAGCTATGCCAACTTCGACCTGTAGACAGGTGAGTCCTGCCCCAGAGGTCTGAAACCGGAAAGGCCCGCTGAAGCGAACCAAGTAATGGCTGCCACCGTATGACGGCTAGTTATCCCATCTGTTATTGTGGATTCGCCAAAACCACTGCCTGACAAGGGATTAAAATGGATAAATTTGACCGAACCGCACAGCGTCAGCTACTGCAATCTCTTTATGATGCGTACCCGGATGAACTCACAAGCGAAGAAACTGAGGCGATTCTCTCCCATTTTCCCGATGAAAAAACTGCAATGGCAAATCTCCTTTACCTTGATGCACAAGGTCTGATTCAGGGCGGTTTGCAGGATGTCGGTGGTGGCTATGCCCTCGTTAATCGCCCATCAATAACTCATAAAGGAATTGACTTTATCCGCGATGACGGTGGCCTCGGTGCCATTCTCAATATCCAGACGGTGAAGTTTCACGACAGCACAATAATCGCGCTGGAAGATATTATCCGAGTGACCAGTTTGCCAGAGGAGAGGAAGTCTGTACTGATTTCAAAACTTCGCGAGCTTCCGGCAGATGCCATAAAACATTTGACGCTTCAATTACTGACTCCGGCTGTTCTGCATCCGCAGGCCGTAACTCAATTAATTGAAAAAGCCCTCCATCTGGCGTGAATTCTGTATCGGGGCGGATTCTGGAGAAACGCCCCCATCCAACTAATGGACTGAGTTTTACCCAGAAATTAGTCGGATGGTCGCAAACAAGGAAGAAGCCTTCCGGATGGAAGTGACATACATAGATAATCATCGGGCACCTCCTGAAAATAAAGAACCAACCAAAGCGAATCCATGAATAAATTTGATTAAATCTTCAGCCAAGCATGCCGATAAGATTGCTATCTAAACCGTAGCGAGGAAATTTTATGGCAACTAAACATGCTGGCATTTGTGGTCATTGCCGTGAAACTGTTAGCCCAATCATCATCGAAGAAAATACTTTTCAACGAGATAAATGTGAATGCCCGAAATGCCATGGGATTCTTTATGCTTGCCGGGCACCAGGATGTGACGATTATGCAAAAGGCGGCAAAGCATACGATGAAGAATTATGTCCTGGATGCACAAAGACAATGGCTGACAACGCCGGAACAATTGTAAAAACCATTGCTGGTGTTGCTCTTACGATCGGCACAACAGTTGCTTCCAACCACTTCACGGGTAAGAAAAAATAATATAAAGCAGTCTAGAAACTGCATAATTTTTAGATTCTGTGCGAGCACGGTAGTCGAACCTCTGCCACGCAGCTTACAAAGCTACCGTTCTGCCACTGAACCTGACCGGTGAATTATTGCTATCACCTCATTTTGTACATCGAGATTTGATTGACGTGAAATCAAGTCCCTTAAAGCACCTTGAGCGAGAGATTGAGATTTTTAGTAGGCCCTGAAAAATTCATAATGCCTCCAGAAAGCAAAACCCCGCCGGAGCGAGGTTTTGAATGCGATAAGCTCGTGTCTAAGTGACCACCCTTAACAGGCTAAATAGCTTTTTGGAATTCCACAACCTTTTTTGCTTTCGCCGTGTAGACCTGCTCTTTCTGGCATTCCCGGTCAATCTCCAGTGTAACGTCGATCATAGCCAGAGCACCTTCCACAAAACCTTCTGCCGCCTGAAGCCGCTTCAGTATTTGGGTATGAGAAACGCCAAGTCTCGTCCCCATGGTCCTCACAGGTATGCCCAGGACGTAATACCATTCCAGCATCACGCAGAGCAGTGGATCATGCTTTTTCAGCCGAACCATTGCCCCATTAATAATCAATCCATCATCATCACTACATGATGGGCGAGACTTCCTGGAGGAAGGCAGCAAGCCTTTAAAGCCAGCAGCTACGGGTGCGTAATAAATACCGTCATCGGCACTGGCAGCCCATGCTCCCCAACGTTCAAGTACCATCTGGATATCACGCATCTGGAACCTCTGCTAATCGAATATTTTCAATTTTCATCTTCATCACCTGATATCAGAACGGCACATCATCGGAATACTGCGGAGCAGGCTGTTGCGATTTACCGCCATTTGATGGTTTCCGGTTACCTCCTGAACGGACTGTTCTGGCGCTTATCACTGAATCAGCAATGACCTGTAAGCCGGACTGGGTTTCACCATTCCCGTCAACCCACAGGCTTACCTGCAGACTTCCTGAAACGCTGATAATGTCACCTTTAGAATGCTTGCTGAGCAGTTCTGCCTGACGGCCAAATGTAGTAACAGCCAGCCATAACGTCGTTTCTCCGTTTTCAGCTTTCTGGCAGGGAAGAGCAACAGCCATACGGGTAAAGGCCATCTGGTTTCCGTTGGATATGGTTTTACTCTGGACATCAGCAACCAGTCGTCCATGTGCTGCAATATGAGCTGTCATAATGATTTCCCCTCGCTTTCATCGAGCTGAACTAACAAATAGGAACGTAGGCGCTGCCCGTTAAGGTGGCGCAGTCTGGGAGTTAATGTCTGATAGCCTTTACCGTTGGCTGGTTTTCGAAGAAGACCTTCGTTGCAAAGGATTCTCGCGAACTGAGATGCATCAAAGCCCTTCGCAACCTCAGCTTTGAATGCAGCAGGAAGAACATAGAACGAAACAGGCTCATCCGGATTTCCATCTTTATCCCGGTAACCGGCAAGGTTATGGATGGGAAGGCTTTGTTCGTCATAAGGCAATGGTGCAAAACGGCTCATTCCAAAAGAACTAAGAAAAGCCATTGCCTGTTCAACGATTTGTTCAACCTCTTTATTCCCCGTACCAAAGACACCGATCCATGCGTTATAGCTGTACTGAATAGCATCACGGCATGTTTCTTCATCCCAGCCAGTTATTTCACGGCCGAGTAGTAGTGCGGCTTCAAGAATGGCAAAACGCCCACCGACACGATGAACCTGCTCTCCGTATTCAGAAGGGATGAGCGCCCGCCAGCGCTCTTCTGCCTTCCTCACCGTCCTGACAGCTTCAGCCTGGTTATCTGCCAGCCAGCGAACCCATTCACGACCAGCGGCGCCGTGGTTATTCTGGTATGCATCTTTCAGCGCATCGGCATGCTGTTTGCCGTTCTGATAACCATGAAATCGAATAGCCCGGCTCATGGGGATATTGAGCAGCCGCACCAGTTGACCAGCTTTCGCTTTTTTACCGGCTCCCGAGATGAAGGTTTCCATGTCAACCTCACCAGTGCTGATGGCAATAGTGCGCCAGCGTTTCAGCTCCCGGTTACCACCTTCCTTGGCGCCCTGAAGCTTGCCAGTGCCGTTGAACAATGCATATGCCGACTTATAAACTTCAACCGGATCAGCTCCCTGACCAATTTCGTCAAGGGGCATAAGTGCATCGTTATGTGAGGCAGCTTCGTTTGCCAGACCCAATGCGGTGCCGTACCAGGTGAGCCGAAGCAGATCTGGATTGCCATAAAGGCTGGCGGCAACGTTAGCAGTCGTGGTTTTCCCGGCACTCGACTGTTCATAAAAGTGGATACCAAACCCATCAGCTCCGGTAAGACCGATAAGAGGAGCAGCCAGCGCAGCAGCAACGGCAGTCATCATGGAGTAATTACCGCCAGCCAGTCGCGCCACACTGTTTTTCCAGGTATCACCAGTCCCTTTGAGTGTATAGCCAGCTGCGGCGGAGCTGCGGCCATTGAACAGTACCGGGCTTACTGGGGAGCCGATAATCTCCCCATCAGGCATGATGTAAGCGCCACACTGCCAGCCGGTGGCATGCGCAATCTGCCATAACTGACCGGTACCGGAGCACTGTAGCCAGTCGGCCAGGATGGCGCGCAGGTTACTTTTTGTAGTGACATTTACTCCGCCAGATTTGAGCGAACGCCAGCCCTCACGCTCGCCAACATCCGCCAGAGGAACAGCACGGACAACATGGGAACTGGAACCATGTGGCAGCCATCGCATGATTAAAAAGCGATCTTTACCATCAGAACCAATTCCGGCGACCTCCAGAGGAGAACACAACCAGCTTTCGTTCCTGCTGATTTCCCCGCTCTCTTTATCCATACGGGGAGTCACCCAGAAAATCCCGTCTTTGCGGCTTTCGACACGGGATTTAAGTGGATCGGAGGTAATATGCTCTGCCTCGTTTACTTCCACGTTAACCTGAGCCAGTGCGCTCTCTCCTGACTCTGCCTGTTCTTTTATCCTCTGAAGCTGATCGGTCCAGTTTTCGAGTAAGTGATACGCTTCCGAATAAAAACGGGCTTCCTGCACTCCCGCTTTCGCAAGCTTGGTGGCAATAATGCTTATCTGGATCTCGCTCAGAGTACCGCCCCGGTAAATGCGAACAGACCGGCGACCTTCATCAACTATTTTCAGCTTATTCAGCTCAGCGAGCTGTTGCTTGCCCAGAACGACAGGAGGCACAGTGTCTTTTATGGGGTTTGACTCTTCCCATGCTTTGGCGAAAGTCCATGCATCATCGCCGGCAAAGATAATGGCCTCTTCCCACTGATCTGGGGGTAGTTTTTTCACATTGGGTGCATTTTTCATTCTGCCTCCTCAATGCGCTGTCGGGGATTCAGGAATACCTGAATCCTGAATCTGAAGAATAAATTCATCATGGAGTCCAGACAAAATTTCCCGACCCAGTTCCGACAATTCGCCGTTATCACCTCTCATAGCGATATAAAAGCTGATTGCGTTCGCTGTTCCCTGTTCAGCACCGTAGCGCTCAATGAGGGCAGCCTCGATATTATTCGCCATGGCAAAACGTTCAGCCGCGGGAAAGAGATTCATACATCCATGCTTCCCTACATAAATAGCGCTATCAAATTCCTCTCCGTTGAAGTTATGGGCGACAGTTGAACCATTCATCTCCTTCTGTTCCAGGAAGAAAATAGCCGCTATAAGCCATCGCCAGATAATCAACGTCTCATCCGCGGAGGTCGCATAATCTGAGTATCCCAGCTCATGGATAATTTTCATTCCGAGGAAAAGATGTTTATCCCAGTCTCCTGCATCAAGTCTTCTCGCAGCCTGAGTGACAGGGACTTGTTCCTGAAGCTCATAAATGCGCTCCTCGTTAAGGCGCAGGATATTGATGAAACCTGAATGGGCTTCGACATGAAACGCATCTACAGACTGGGTGGGGGTAATTTTGTTATGCATTTTCAATCTCCAGTCCGAATTTATTGGTTTTAGGTGCCTTAAGCGCAGCCCTGATTACTTCAGCCATAACCTCATTCATTAAATCGACGCCATCACGAGTGAGTTTGCTGTTGTCACGACTCAGTAATGATGAATAGGTCTCGCTCATCATGATTGCGCCCTGTTCCTGCCCGTACCGATCTGAACACTGCTTCTCAATGCTTTCTTTAAGGCAGCGGGAAACTGATTGCACGGTCAGGTTGTTTATTTCAACAACCTTTCTGCCAATAACCGATTTCAGGGCAGACTCACCATTGTTGTTTAAACGACAGTATTCAATAAATGCTGCTGCCATATGCTTTCTGTTATTTTCGAGATTCTGATTTGCCGGTTTCATAATTACCGTTCTCCTGCGCTCAGGCCGAGCGATTCCCCAGCCTGATGGCTGTAATTTTTCGATAATGTCGGGATGGTTAGCTAAGTAGTCAGGCTTTCTTGTTTCTGACTTCCCTCAATACAGAATTAGCTTCACCAGCATTGAATTTCAGGGCTGCAGCAATACCGGGTAAATACATCAGCATTTCGCCAATATTTCTAAGGTCTTCACGAGCAGCCTTGTCATCATAATTTTCATTATCGCAAGCCCAGAAAATCACATTACCGACAGAACCAAGACCGGACATAATGCCTTCGTAGGCACCCTCGGAATGCATGCTGATCTTATGCAGCTCTTCCTGCGGCTCGTCGCGGGAGCAACAACGAGTAAGGATTTGTTCAATCTGGCTCATGAGTTATCTCCTTGTCCTGAACTGACAGCCAGTGATTGGCTTGTTTCAGCAACTTTGCGTTTTCGACTTTGTCGAGATTTTGCCCTCCATGCTTCACTGCTGCTGCAAGCCATTCTTCAAGGAGACTGAAGAAACCGACAATCTGGCCCTGAAGGGCATATTCCTGTTCCGTCAATTTGCCTGCAGAGAAACCAAGGCCGCACATATCCAGAACAATGTATTGCAGGTCACCGCCCAGGCCACGACCATTCTCACGTAAATGCTTCAGATAAATCATCGCCAGTGCTTTACCGGCCTCACCGCCTCCCCAATAGCCACCGTGGCGAGGTACAGCCCAGGAGCAATAACCTACTTTAGTTTCCTGGCGATCAACGAAAGGAAGACGCCCCCATACTGAACTGCGTTTTTTATGAAACCGGAGTTTTGTTGATTCAGACATTAGCCACCTCCTGAACAGGAAGACGGCCAGCAAAAGAAAGGATAAAGAACGGTGCAAGCACCATACGAGCATCATGCTCGGTTAGTGCTTCTACTGATACACGGCAAAATTTCGCTGACATGTCCGAGCGATTTAATGCCAGAAAGCGCCACTGATATGTTTTTTCAGGGCGAGTTTGGGTACTATGTAAATATGCCATAGTGTAAACCTCACTTACATTGTGGACAGAGGCTCCGCTTGGACTGCAATCCTTCGGAGCCTTGCTATTGCTGAGTGCTGCAACACCCAACTGGCATCCACTATAGCCATTAACTGGCATCCACCTCAATACTTTTTTTGTCTTTTTTTTCGTGTATACTGGCATCCACCAAATATCAAGGAGATCAGCGGTGGCAACAGATAACATCAATGCAAAATCACAAAAAGTACAGGCTCGGGCACCGCATGAGGTGATCGAAGCAATGGACAAAGTAAAAGAACCAGGTGAAAGCACTGCACAATTTATCGTCACTGCAATGGAAGGTGAGATTAAACGTCGCCAGAGAAAGAAAGCCAAAGAAGCATCTGAGTAGTGATCGCTATGGTGATTTAAGGCAGCGCTATTATCGCTGCCTTTTTTATGCACTCCGGCCAATCGCAACATTAGCGAACCTCCAGTTGCTTGCCGCCACCAATGAGATCCAGCTTTAATTGGCTCAGGCTTTGAACCAATGACTCAGCCCTTTCGAGGACCACAAGATCATCCTGACGTTGACGCAAACGACGGCCTGCATCGCTGGAGTCTTCATCAGAGATCTTGCGCGCACCAGCCACGATATCTTGCAGTTCTTGCACGGTGCAGTTGAGGTAGCCATGAGCCTGGCGATCTAATTCTTCCATGTAGTCGTAGACCTTAGCCTGCAACTCATAGCTGTAACTCATCGCCATCAGGCAGGCCTCGCGCTTGGGAAACTGGTAGCAGGGAAGCTCACGCCCGGTACTGTCTTTGTACTGGCGTAAAAATTTACGGCAGTCATTTTCACCCAACACCTTCGAGACTTTTTTGAGTAAGTTATCGTGGGAAAGCTTTCGATACTTCTTGCCCGGAAACGGCAAACCTTCCGCTTTAGCCTTTGCCTTGCGGTCAGCGTTGATGTAATCCACCATTTCCAGACTGGACATGGTTGGCTCGGCAATGGCTGAAATAAAGTTGCCGCCGAATTCAGAGTGAGTCTTTCCCTCCCCAGCTAAGGGGTTTCCTTTCAGTTTCATTGGTTATTCTCCGTTTAAGCTTTTGTTAGTTATCGCGACGGCAATCGAAGGATGAATGAACGAAGCCGCAAACACTCGCAAATAACGCACACAGGGTGATTATGCGACCTCCTTGCGGGATTCTTCGATGCGGGTGTTGATCCATTCGTCAATTTCACTTTCAACGAAGGCAATGGCACGGGTGCCGATTTTAACGGAGGTGGGAAAGCGCTTCTGGCACATAAGGCGGTAGATCCATGCCTTGCTATAGCCAGTGCGACGCTGTACCTCTGGGAGTCGGATAAGATTGTGAGACATATAGACCTCGTAACTCTGTAGCTGCCGGTAGTAGACGATTCAAGACTACCGCGATGTTTACAGGTGACGAAGAAATCGAAAAGAGCCCCTCACAAAAATGAAAAACCGCTAGATTTGAGAGTTGCGACATCTCAGAAAGATACTTTTTATAGATGTCGCAAAAAAAGATAACTATAAAATCAGCGAATTTTGTCAGCTACGAAATTCTACGCATCACCTCAGACAGCCTGCATGATGCGATTTCCGTATCTTTGTTGGCATACAGGCGCAGCAGTCGCGTATACTTCTCGCTCATTGCTTCAACTGCAAATGGCTTAATTGAATCTTTTATTGCCTGAGTATCTTTCGGATCGTCGCTAAAAACTAAGGCAGACAACATAGGGTTTGTTATTTCTTTACTTTTCACCTGTCCCCAAAGAAGTAAATCAAGGATTGGAAGAACTCTGTTAGATACGAGTTTCTGTATAGTTCTTAAACCAATTCTTTTTTGTGCAATGTGCTCTTGCTCAGGAAGGCCTAACTGCTTCCTCCACAATGGCAAAAGGATAGCCAAATTAGTGATGATTTCATCATCAGTAGCGCCATCCAGATCAATAGACGTTAAGACACTAGAAGTAAAACAATCCTCAAGATTACCTGTTACACTTGCCAACATCGCACTAGATTTCAGATAGGTATAATCTTCATCCCTTTTAAAGAACCCTTGGTCTATCGCAGTAAATCCATACATAGATAATTCTGAAAAGGTGACGGGGTGAACCCCTTCTCTTGATGGCAGCTTTGGTAACTCCCCATATAGATTTCTTAATGATGGGGTTTGTTTTTGTACTGAGTGTATAAACTCCAAATTATCGCGTTCTTCATCACTAAGGACTTCAATATTTGCATCACCACTAAAAATTCGATTGAATTTGATATCATTCTCATAATCAAAAGAATCATCAGGATTGGCTAATTCGTTGAAAAGGCAATCCCGCCACTCTAATTCTTTAATTAGACCATCCAAGGTCAAATTATTTATAAAGTCATAATTATTAATATCAAACCACGTCAGGTCTTTTCTTGTCGCTTTTGCCATACGCCACCTCACGCCCTCTAATTTCGCGGCTATGTCAGCCCGCAGAGGTGTACGGGTTTTCGGGGGGATCAACCTAGACATAACCTTATTTGCTTTGTCTATTATCGTCTTCCGTCGTCTATTAGTCCATCATTCACTGTATGCAAAACCAGTAAAATGTTGCCTATGACACAAAACAAAATATCCCGATTTGGTTGTTCCAAAATCCCCAAATGTTGTTCCAGAGTTGTTCCATGCATAAATCATATAAACCAATAAATACATAAAGTTACTGACTAATGAAGGTATATGGAACAACCGGAACAACTGGAACAATTACTTTCAGCCCCACATGAACGATTTACTCGTATGTGAATCCTTTGCAATAGTAAGAGTTTGGTTCATTGTTTCAGGAAAGAGTCATGAAATTATTTGTGGCCGTAACTATGTTGTTTTCTGTATCTGCTCACGCTGCATGCTGGACAGTAGAAGGGGTGAAAGGCTCCAGTTACAGTGAACGAGAGGGATACTCCCGTATTGATGACGGATTCAAGGGGAAATTCACAATAGTGATTGATGGTGAAAGGGCTGCAGTTCTGTATGACGGGCTCGATGCAGGCGGCATGATTTACAGGCCATTCAGCGACAATGTTGTCCTGGGATTAACGACTGAACCAGGCAAGCATGCAATGGAAACATGGGTCATTCAGAAAGATGGCACTGTCCTTATGACCAAAACTCTCTCGGGCTTTGGTGGGCTGGATTCATCCAAGGCAATGGTAGGTAAGGTGACAGGCAATTGCCTGAAATAGGACCTGCCCCACCACTACCAATATCATACAGAAGGAAATAAGTGGGATCGACTAACCGTGGAGGAAAGGCAATGACATGAGACCACCGATTTCTGATGACGAAATTGGGATACTCACAGCCGACTAGGGCAAGTTGGGCAGAGGTCAGCTTATCGGAATGAGGTATGCGAGGCACTGCAACTGCCGGAGACACACTGTCAGACAGTTAAGCTGAAATTTATCAAGCGACTACAGGCTAAAGAAGATGAGCAAGATAATAAAAACCCGGCGCGGTGGCCGGGTGGATTATTCCTTGTCTACTTTAGATGATGGGAACAACCCCCTTATCACCCCTAAAAAAGCAGCAAAGACATTTAGCGTCACAGCAGTCGTGATAGCCATCAAAACATTGTCGGAAAATAACTCAGTCTTGAACCGAAACTTGAACATGGCATAGATGGTAAGTAACCAACACCATCCATACAGGCTTTTCTTGGCGACTTTATAAGCTTTATCGCCAAACTTTACTCTTAACTGTCTGTCAGCCTGTCGATCTAAAACCTCTTCGTTGACAAGAGCTGGATGCCGCTGAGCTTTCGGCTCAGGGCTAGACGGCATGCCTTGTTCAGGATTCCAGTCAGGAATTTCTGCGGGTTTTTCCTTCCCTATATCTTCGATCGAGGCCTTCATTGGAAGTCCTTAACTAATAGTGTCTCTCATCAATTCATTTGGGATTACTGCACCTTCTTGACTGGTTTCGCTCCACGCTGTGCCCGGCTGATGTGTAAGATAAGATAATTGAGTTGCCCTTAAAGGACCATAAACACTACAAATTTTATCAATCAACTCATTAGTTTGCGTATCTGTAAACGGCACGGTAGGAGTTACAACTGATTGCGACCAACCATTAGACTCAAGGTTACTGATTAGGGTGCTGATATTTCCGTTCCTGTAATGCTTAACCTCGTGGTAAAGAGATGGAATGACAGGGCCATATGGCCACTTTGCAAAAAAATCATCCACTAGTGGCTCGTTGTAGATCTTCAAGTTCCATGAATGGGCATAAAAAATAAGCTTTTGAAGCTTCATTGGGTCAAGATCGGGAATCTGTCCCCTAAGCGCCCTTTCAATGAAGGCGTTGGCAACAGCAATAGTTGGATATGCCATTTTTTTGCCTCCTTGTACTGTATGTATAAACAGTTATTTAATCGACGCATATTACCTTAATGGTAAGCATTAGTACATATTAATATCTTTATTGCTATCAGTCACTTAAAATAAGATGGCATAAAGAACCAATAATGATTAAATGGTAGCATAAAAATCTAATCAATCATTCACAATAGCTTAATGTTTTAAGTTCTGATTGTTTTCATTTGTCAATATCACAATAGCAAAAAGGCCACATGTTCGCGACATTTCACCGTGCTATCTAGCACTAAACATCAACGTTTCGGATGCAAATCTTACTTAAGGGAAGTAATAACAATCATCGCACTCGAGCTGTCCGCGCTCCACCGATAATCAGACCGGCGTTATTCTTTCCTATTGTTCCTACGTGAGCAGATCGACAGCAAGTGCGAGGATGTCATTGCGATGACGCTGAGCGCAGTCATGAGAGCCATCTACGCGCGTGATGTCATTTTCTTTGACAGAGTCTCATCAGTTCCTCAAGAGGTTTTCTGAGAGCTGTAAAGTCCTTGCCAATGGGGTCACCGTAAGCATCAAGCCTACAGTGCTGAGCGACTGTCTCCTGATATCTATCCCACACTTCCGTTAACCTATGCTTCCCGAGGGCATCCGTACAGTCGTGAAGTTGATCTATCTCTGCTTGCATGATGTTGTCACCAGAACCAAGAGGATAGATCTCATATTCTAAAGTTCTAATCTGATTCCTAACCTTAGACCTTATAACATCAGCAATAGCGTTAAATTCTTTCCTTCTCTCACCTTTAATGGCATAGCGGTAACTGACGAAACCGCTTGCAGGAACTGCAATGACCGCTATGATCATGGCAATTGTTGCAACAATGTCGCTATAAACCATGAGGCACTCCTTATGCCAGTACGCCCATTCGTTCGAAAATACCATCAACAATTGCCATGGCTACATTGGTCAATGTTGCATTGATATTTTTCTTCTGACCTTTGGTGGGGGAAGGTAAACCCCCTAGCTTCTCTTACCACATGAGAACCCCATGCATTAGCGCTCCATGTTTTCCACCCTGATGCTGGGATGTTAGGGAACAATATCTACAGGCCACATCATCCTCAGCCAACCAGCATTATTTCACAGGTAATGTGCACCATATCTCGCACAGCAAGTACCACATGGCTACGCAAATAACGATTACACCGAAAGCCATTTTCATTATGTTCTCTGATAATGCCGGAAAGTAACCGCGTTCTGTCAAATTCTAGATTAGACAAATTACATGTAACACTTGGTGTTTTATCAGGTAATACGACGACCTAACCCCCTATAGCGTAGCCAGAAAGTCTGCATACCATTGCATCATCTCTCTGCGCCCCTCCAGATACTGTGCATGGTTGTATGTCCCACGGATAGTATTCTTGTCGGCGTGGGCTAGCTGAGTCTCAATCCAGGCTGTATTAAAACCCTGCTCGTGCAAAATGGTACTCATGGTATGCCTGAAACCGTGCCCAGTGACTCTGCCACCATATCCTACTCGCTTGATAACCTGGTTGATGCTGGCCTCACTCATCGGCTTGCCAGCATCGTTGCGCCCGGGGAAAACATACTTACCGCGTCCGGTGATGCCCTGAACTTCCAGCAGCATAGCCTTAACGTGATCTGAAAGCGGAACCAGATGAGGCCGGCGCATCTTCATGCGTTCTTTCGGTATCTGCCACAAGTCATTTTTGAAATCGAATTCCTGCCACTCAGCGGCTCTTAGCTCTATAGTGCGAACGCCGGTATACATCAGAATGAGGGTGGCGTTCTGGGTGACCTTACTGCCGCTGTAATTCTTCACGGCTTCAATGAACTGGCCTAATTCAGATGCCTGAAGGTGTGGAAAATGCTGTTGCTTAGGTGTCTTTAAGGCACCAGCCAGGTCTGCAACCGGATTGAACTCAGCACGACCAGTAATAACGGCATACGTGAAGATTTGCCTGCAAGCCTGCCGGGTTTTCTTTAGCTTATCCAGAACCCCGCGCTCTTCCATTTTTCTCAGGACAGAAAGCATATCCATCGGCTTAATGTCAGTTATCGCCCTCTTCCCGATATAAGGGAATATGTCCTTTCGGAGGTATTCCAGAATGTCATCTGCATAACCTGATGACCAGTTAGGTTTCTTGTGTTCATGCCACTCAAGCGCAAGTAGCTCAAAGCTGTTATTAACTTCCCGCGCCCTTTCCTCTTTAGCGGCCTGTTTTGCTTCAGATGGATCATTACCGGCAGCAAGCATACGTTTGGCTTCAACTCGTTTTTCCCTTGCCTCCGCAAGAGTGACATCGGGAAACACGCCTATAGATAAAAGCTTCTCTTTACCTGCATAGCGATACTTCATACGCCAGTATCTTGAACCATTGGGATTTACGAGAAGATATAAGCCACCGCCATCGGCCAGCTTGTACGCTTTCTCCATAGGTCTGGCAGTGCTTATCTGGCGTGCAGTGAGTTTCAT